CTCATTAGTCGCTCCCCTCGACGATGGGAGTTTGTGAGCCGGGCTTAAACCACTGTGATGGGTAGCCTGCGCGTCCGCTACCAACCGGACTTTGCATCGGCGTCGAGGGTGGACCGTATCGCGGCGTCGTCTTGCGCGGAGGCGCACCACCTGACCCACTGGCGGTGGGCGTATCGACGGCCGGCGCTTGTGACTGGAGCGTAAAGATCGCGCGCTCGATGTTGGCGGCAAGCGTGCGGCGCTTCTCTAAAAGCGCTGGCATCGCGGGCGTCTTTGAACTTTCGCCGCCCTCATTTGCGATAGCCTTCTCGTTCTCTTCGTACATGAAGCGCGCCGCACTCAACACTTCCTTGGCGATTGTTTGCCCTTCCAGGCGCATTCCGCGAGCCGCGCTCTCCTCGCCACGACGCATCATTTCGTTGGAGTTCTTGAGCATCGTCTCCGCATTCTTTTGGGCGACTTCGAGACGAGCGAGTTCTGCCTTATCAGTGGCTTGCTTCTGTACGAGTTCACGCGCCTTCGTATACTGCGTGTGAATCGTTTCCATCGTCGGCGTACCGGCCGGCAACTCGTAGCCCTGCGAGCGCACCATCGTCGCTGCACGTGCATCAACAAGATCGCTCGGCGTGACGTTGTAGATTTTTGCGAGGCCGGCGAACGTTGTGGTTGTGCCGTCAGGCGCGGTGATTTGCTTGCCCGACTGCGCGTCTTGAAGAATTTGGCGTCGAGCGGCCTTCATCGCTTCGGCTACCTGAGGTTGATTAAGTTGCTGAGGCGTGGGCGGCACGTCCTTCACCGACATGCTCTGTTCGAGCCCTTGCGGCCCCATCTTCATGCCAAACTCGCGCAGCGGCTGAGGTCCGGCGGGGCGTGCGGGAGCGGCCGCACTCGGAGGCGGTGCGTAATCCGCGTAACCTGTGCGATCCATCGCCTCACCCTCTGGCGTCGGCGGCATACCTTGCGCGGCGCTCTGCGGAGCGGGCGCACCACCTTGTCCACCGAACTGCCCAAAGAGCCTTGAGCCCTCGCGCAGTCGATTCATCAACGCTTCTTCTTTGAGCATTTCGACGATGACAGATGCCGGCATTCCCACATATTGGGGATAACGACGCCACAACTCTTGTGTTGCTTTGACTCCCATTTCTTCTTTAGTTGGCGGCATTCCTTGAAAGTCGATGCCGCCGAGACCAGCCTGCTGCGTGAGCCCTTGTGCACCGGGTTGACGCAGCGCGCCGGGCATATGTCGCCCGACGACTTCGAAGCCGACGAGCGCCTGACGACGTGCATCCTCCTCCTGCTGCTTTTGATAGAGGGCCGCCGCGATCAAGTTCGAGACCAGGGTGTTTGCACCAGCGCCCACGCCGTAAGCCGCACCCTGTGGATAGGGTGTCGTCTGTCCTTGGTACGGCGGTGGAACCACGTTGCCGAAGTACCCTGCCATGTCTACCTCCTCAACATCATCAGTGCGCGCATGAGCGCGTTCTTGACTTCGGCCTCCGGGCCTTGCAGCCCGGGTTGTGACATCCATTGTGGAATGAAGATACCAAGCTCACCGCCCGTGGAGGGTTCGCCCCATCGGGTAGTGCGCGGCGACGTTGCGTATTCGACACCGCCACGGGCGCGATCTGATCCGCCCCGATCGTTGCCACCAGCACCGCCGGCGGAGCCGCTTCCCATACCGGCGCCGCCCATACCGCCGGGGCCAGTGCCGCCTTCACGGTTCATACCGTAGTCGGTTGATAATCCCGGCGGACCTGACGCTCCCATCCAACCACCAGGAGTCGTTTTGCCCGTCGAAGGGCCTTCTGGCGTCTCAATACCAAAGCTGCGTGTTGCATTGTATGAGTCGATTTGCGCTTGGTTTTCGGCGGCCGCTTTCATTCCAGCGTATGCACCATATGTATCGGTGATACCTTGCACGTCTTGGAGGCCATAGGCTGGGTCCATCGTTTGCGGCCCACCAAGAAGCGAACTCGCCATCGACATTACTGAAAACGGTGATAGCACCCCGGACATAATGCCAAGCGCTGGCACCGACGCTCCCATCAATCCAGCAATCATTGAACCGAGGCCGACACCGCGCTTGCCGAGAGAAGCCGCACCCATCGCCGTAGCAAGTCCGCCTTCCATCTTACCGGATTCGGCGGTGCCTTTTACTCCACTTGGGTTCTCGCCCCATCCTCCACCAGGCTCCTGCAAGAAATTCGGCTTAAACGGATAGAGCGTCTTGGAGCTGGACGTGGTATTAGGGCTTTGGATTTGTTGAAGGAGCGTCGAAATATCGTAGCCGCTCAACAACAAACGGATCAACGGATTTGTGCTTGAGTATCCGCTGAGGTCCATGTTACCAGCCCCCGCTCTGACCGATGAGTGTATCCAACCAGTTGGCAGCGCCGCCGCCGGCGCCCATTACATCACCACCCCAATCGTACACGTTACCCCATGCGTCTAAGTTTGGATCAACGCCGTTACCGCCGAAGAGTTGTTGAATCCAATCGTAGCCGGTTGAGGCCATGTTACCGAGAGAAGGGAGCGACTTCGACAACCCGAGCCACGGAAGGGCCGATGCGCCCGCCTGTAACAACTGAGAACCAAGGCTAGCGCCGTATTGCGTCGAAGCAAGATTACCTTGCGACGCAAGATTCGCCAACAACTGTACAACCGGATCAGCCGTTTCACGCATCGTGTTGCCGGATTGCACCGCGCCGAGAGCGGCGTTCACGGGTAGTTGTGCGTACGGCAGGAGTTGCTGCGCCGCGTTAACTTGTCGTCCCGCCTGTGCCTCTCCCGCCTGCAAGTAATACGGCGCAAGCGTCGCGGTAATATCCGTCTGCGCCTTACCGGCCGTTTCTGCAAGGATTCGTGCGAGGTCGGTGTCGCCGCCCATTCCACGAGCGGTAAGTTGCTCTGTAACACCGGCCATTTGTTCAGGTAACTGTTGCATCCGTTGCGATTCAAGAGACTTCAACATGTCGAGACTGATAGGCAGTCCCGTCTGTGACGCCTGCTCAAGCGTGTTTTGGCCCGTCGTGTAAGCGCTACCGAAGTTGGAGCCCATCAGTCCGGTGAGCATTTGCGCTCCAGCGTTCTGAAGCGGAGCCGGACCCTGCGTCATCGTAGAACGGGCGTTCAACGAATCCAACAACTTTTGACGCGACTCGTCCACACCTGACGGCGAAGTCCATTGTGGCGTTGACGACGGACTCTGGAATAAGTTAGACACCGGCTTCCTCCCTCACCATACCGAAGGCCATCATGTCAATGTATTGCCCTTGATAGAGGGCGGCGCGCCGAAGAGTCCCTTCGAGCCGCATTCCAATTCGCTTTGCAAACTTGCACGCGGGGCGATTCATTTCAGGAATGAAGGCGCTCACGCGCTTGAGGTCAAACTCTTTGAAGAACTTCTTGAGGAGGTCGCGTGCGACGCCATCACGCCCCTGGAACGACCGGTCCCAAAACACGCAGTGAACCTCAGCCATATGATGAGGTAGAATGTTCGACGCGCTCAACATGCCCACCGGCCGTAGTCCGGCGTAGTCGGCGTAGATTTCGATGAAGACACTATTACGTTGACCGAGGACGCCACAGAACGCCTGGAAGTTTCCAGCCATGTAGTCGTCCCACGCCTGCGGAAACTCCAGGAAGCGCTGCCACAACCAGTTGAGCTTCTCGTTCGTCAACTCTAACTCTTTGACGAAGTACTCGACGGGCTTTTCTTCGACAACGGCTACACTGTCTCCGTTGGAGGGGCTAGAAGGAACGCTGTGAACGTCATGCTCGTTACCGAGCACTTCAGGCTGATCTGTGTGGTTGTCCATGCTGTGCTCCCGGCGTAAATTACGCCTGCCTTATCTCGCTTAACAACGAGAATGCCAACGGGAATGACGCCAAGGTTGTGATCGTACACAATTTCTGTGTCGGCTGTAGCGTGTGACGTTTGGTCAGTGAGCCATTTACCGCTGATGTTGTCGTTGAACGTTCCGTCGCCGAGGGTCAGTCGATCCGCAAACAAGTTTTTGATGCGGACTAGCTCTTCAGTGAGCGCGCGATAGAAGTCGGACGCCCACCCTCTCCACTCGGTGTAGCCGCTCGGCTGTGGAATAAACGGGTTCATCGGCAACTGGCTCAATACGTATCGCCTCCTTTCATAAAGATTGGGTGAAACGCTACGATACGAACGTTTTCTCCGGTGTTCACGTTACGGACGCGATAGCGCAACTTCGTCCCGCTGACGGTGAACCACGCCCACGCAATTTTAGCAGAGCCGTCAGCTGATCCACCGATAGTGAGGTTCTTGCCCGTGGTCCACGAGAGGCCGCCATTCTTTGAGTATTCGACGAGAAGGGTCGCCGGTCCCATATCGTCGTACTCGATGCCGATGCCCGAGAGCGACACCATTTGGCGTGGGCCTTCGGCGACGTAATCCTTCGACTGCCACTCTACCGGGATGGCCGACGATTGATCGTTGACGCTGTTAACGTCCATCTTGCAAATGGCGCCGTCCGACAGCCCGAGAAGATACAACCCACTATGCACCTGCGAGAAGGCCGAATCGAACGAGTACGCTTGCGCATCCATCGTGCCAGATGTACCGTCGATCGTCGTTGCGGCGACTGTTGGGTGTTCAAGAATCGAGCCGACGCCCGCGCCGTACCAGAACGACGTCCACGTGTTACTGGGTTCGTGGTAGACGTAGAAGGTTCCGGCTGACGACTCGTCGCCCATTGGAACGCCGAGGATGTACGACTGCCAAGGCGCCAAATAATAACCGACGCACATCGACAGCCGATTCGTGTTCGCCCCGTCGAGAATGGCGCGATCAACTTTGCCGAAGCCAATCGGCTTAAACTGTGAGCCGTCGTAGGAGAACACGCCGTCTTGAAAGAGCCCGAAGTGAATGACGCCGTTCGACGCGAGAGAGCGAGACGCGAACAGCCCCCGCCCGCGCACCCACGCTTGATCGTACTGAAACGGCGTTGCGCCGTAGCCGGTCGCGACGATCTTCGTGATCGACCGCTCCTTATAGACGAGCATCGTGCTACCGATACGAGCGGCGTTCATGATGTAGTCGTCGTTGTCGTTGAGGTCTTTGTAGCCGCTTCCGACGCCGGTCCAATCCGTGATGTCGCCGTTGATGCAGTAGCGATGACGTTGCGCTTTCGTGTCGCCCGTCTCGTACGTCTTGAAGAGGTTGAGGCGGTTATTGAAAACACGCACGATCCACGCCGCTGGGCAGTTTGCGCTCAACGTCAAGTAGTTAGCGACCGTCGATGGAAGATACTTAACGGTATCAACACCTTGAGAGAAACAAAATCGTTCGGTATACGGCCACACGCACATTGAAAATGGGTGATAATCATCGCCCGTCAACGACGCGCCACCACTAGCGGCGATCTCCGTCCACGTACCGGAACTGTAGTAGTACACCTTATCTTTGGTAAGGGCGATGGAGTACGTGCTTCCACTCCGAAGGTAGAAGATGCCTCCACCCAAGATGATACCGTTGAGAGAGCTGCCGAGCTTCGTCGATCCCGGGCGCTTCGACAACTTTCCGTCGCGCCACATAAAGTTACGAATAAGCGGGGACGACGACTCGTCAATCTCCGTTGGAGGCATGTCGGCAATCATCATAGACTTGCCGGGAATCGACTTTGATTGCTGCGGCGAAGCGGCCTGTAACGCCTTCGTTGAAAGACCGCTGAACGGATTGGCTGAAAGTCGTGATTTCATGTTAGTACTTGATGATGTAGTTAAGGATGAGAGTCGGCTGAATATTATTGTGTGCTGATCCACTTCCAGAATATCCCGTTTCAGTCGCACCGGATACTGGAAAGCCGGTCGTGGTTCCAAATCCACCACCTGTGCTTGTTTGAAGTGCCGTCGGTGAAATCGTGTGATTGTGAGACGCCAACTCCGCAACAGAAAGCGTATGCGTTTCTTCACCGCCAGTCGCACCGAGAGTATCGCCGTCCATCCCCGACCCAGTTGCCGTGATTCGATCGGCTGACGTACCACCCATGTCGTCTTGACCAGCGACGACTCGGCCACGAAGATCGGGAAGGTTAAAGTGGGTACCGTCAGCGGAACCGTACGTCGTGCTGAGGACAGCGAAGAGCGCGGCGTAATCGGCCCGAAGCAAAGACTGCCCGTAACAGAAAAGCCAACCGGAGGGAGCATTCCAACCGGCGTAAGGAAGCACAGCGCCGACTGGAACAAGCGGACCCCACGCACCTCCACTATCTTTCGACTCGATTACGCCCGAGTTATCTCGGAGGCCGTAACCGTTTGCGCCCGACGTCGCACCAAAATTAATGTGCGCGTTCGCGGCGAGGGACATATTCCCCGCTTCGAGCATCAGCGTGAAAGCATTCGTGATCGTCGCGTTCGCGCCAGCGGCTGGAGGCCCCGCAATCGCAACCGTCGCGGCCGTCGTGAGCGTGGATGCGGCCGCGAACGCGTACGTTGGAAGCGTCACTCGCATCGCACGTTGAGTTGTGAGCGCTCCCGTTGACCAAGTCATCGTGCGTGCAAGATCGACCAAGAAGTCGACGACCTCGACGCTCGCAGTCAGTCCTGTTTCAGCGATGGGCTGTATTCGTGATCGCCCCGTGTTCCACGCAGCACTGCCGGCCGCCAGGCGTTCGCGCAGGTCCAGCTTCAGCGCGCGAATCACGTCGTCCACGGTCGAAACCATGGCCGATCCTAGTGGCGCTGTTTCGTCCCAAGTATTCGTGAACGCCATCTTGTCCTCCTACGAAAGGTCAGGCGCCAAGGCAAAATCGGCGTACGCATCCTCGACTTCTTCGGACGTCGTGATAAGCTCAAGCGCTTCACGGCGCTTCGTCGAATAAAAGCTCGATCGGTCTAGCACCCCAATCGTGGCGTTGATGTCGGCGGCCGCGCCCCACACGACAACCCAATCAAATTCGGGCGGAATGACGGTTACATCAGGTGCGTTTGAGAGCTGATTTGGACGGAGTCGCCAACGTAATTGAATCGAATAAACGGCGTCGGGCGTCGGCTCCAACTCAATCCCATCCCCAGTGTGAGCGAACCAGTACGGCTTCCCTGATGTCGTAAACTTTCCGTCGAAGTCTTGAACAGAGCTGGCTTTGATACGGCGACTGTTAGTTCGGTCGCGCATTGGAGAAAAGATAGCCATTGGATCAATGATGCCGCCAACAATCGCATCACCTCGATCAAACCCCGTCGTAATCGTCGTTGAGGCAAATGGGTAGAACCGTTGAGCGGCCACCGTAGAGAACCGCCCCGGCCCCTGGTCCAACTCGCGGAACGATACTCCACGAAGCGCGCAGACTTGGCGATACGCTTGATTTATCGCCTGCGCGATCTCGGTGTCGAGGTCGTCACGATTGTTAATCGTGCGCTTGACCAGCGTCTGCATTTGTTGAAAAGTAAGGGCGCCCATTATTCATCCCCATGAAGTCCGCCAGGAGGCGACGGCGAAGTAACAGTTACTGGGCTAACGTGATCGTCGTCATCGTTGGAATCGGCGACCTCCGTCGGATCACGTTCTAGCGGAACACGGGACAGCCGACGGTAGTAATCCGCGCCCTTTTCGTAAAGGCAATTCGCCACGCATACAATAAGTCCGTGCTGCGTCGTCATCTTCGAAAGTGGATATTCGAAGCCACAACGAGAGCACTCTGCCCACTGTTCACCGACGCGCCCGGCCATCGCTAACCCAATGTAATGTTGAGTTCACCACTAGAGAGCGTCGGCACGATCAGCCCTTGAATCCAACGCTCGACCAACTCCGATTCTGAGTAGTGAGAGCCCGTGGCATCCGCCTTCCACACCCGTCGTCCATCGGCGTCGGTGACGACCGCAGAGTGGCCCGCAGCAGCTGATGGCGCAATCCACCGGATCGACTTGACGTACACGCGAGTCTGCTTGCCGTAGATTTGCGCCGTCAGTTCGGTTGCACCAGCGTCACCGCTTTCGATGACGATTGTATTGCCTGAGAGTTCAAGTGCCATGTTATGCCCTCCGCCAGATGTTCATGAAGCGTTTGCCGCCGCTAGATTGGAACCACCCTGAGTACGAGCCGGGGCCAGCAATCAAACGATACGTTCGCTTCTTTTCCACGTCCGCGCCAGAAATCTCGTAAGCTTCACCCGCGGCAGCGATGGACATTCCGTACGACATTCGAGCATCGACGCCCGTGATGGCGTAATCGTCGTCGCCGATCACAAGCTCTTTATCGTATATGGGATGTGTGAGAGTGACGTTATCTCCTGAAACGGCGTAGCTTTCGTCTCCAGCAACGACGCCACGAACTGAAGAGATTGAAACCGCCGTTCCTTCAACGCTATAAGATCCGGCGTCGGGGACGAACTTCTTAACAAATTTCAGCGTCGCTTGTGCGCCGTCGATCGCGTAAACGCCTTCTCCGATTGACAAAAAGTTAATTATTGACATCGAAATGGCGTCGCCAGACAATTCATATTCGCCCGAATCGGCGGTAATTGAAGGCGGCGTTCCAGCATCCAATCCTGCGGCGACTCCCGTTACACTGTAGTCGCCAGCTTCGATCGCGAGTTTGTACGTCCGTCCAACAAAAACTTCGGCGCCGACTATTTCAAATAATCCGACCTCAGGCTGAAGAGCGACTCGATTAAGTTTCAGGGCCGCTGCAGAAAGCTCCATCTCATATGAATGATGAAGCCCCGGTGGAAGAAGCAAACCGCGCGCATCAATAAGACGGTCAACTCTGAAATTTACTTCATCGCTTCCAGCATCTGTATAGGTGTACGATCCGGCGCCGATTCCAACTTGATAACCGGAAGCAACTCCGTGGGCGAGAGCCGCAGGCGTTCCTGTAATCGCAAACGCGCCCGCAGCACACGGCATCCCAATTTCAAGCTTAAGCGTCGTCCCGCCCGTAACGGCGTAACTCCCCGCTGCTGCCGTCAAGCGATACCGAATGTAAAGAAGGTTGGCCGACGTACCTGTTATAAAGTAGTTACCGGGGTCAAACCAAACATCGTGAACGAGGCCGGCGGCGCCCCCCGTAATCGCGTACGATCCGCCCGCGGCCGTGAATGACGCTTGACTATACTGAAGAGTGACGTTTGATCCAGTAAGATCGTAGTCACCATAATCTGCCGGGACGCTTCGAGTCATCGCAACGGCGGTGCCCGAAAGCGCGTACGCCTCTCCGCCAGCGGAAATTGACTTTGCGCCAGGAGTAGCGAGGGTTAAGGTGGCAGCCGTTCCGGTTAACTCAACAGAGCCGCCTTCAAGCGAAACGTAACCGACTCTTTTTAATGTAACATTCGTTCCAGTAAGCCCGTAAGAGCCTCCTGCAGCATCGCCAGCCGATCCACGAATTAACGAAACATCCTGTCCGCTAATCTCGTATGATCCCGCTCCCCCGGCGACACTTTGGCCCCAACGGAGTGAAGCGGCGGTTCCTTGAATTGGGTACACGCCGCTGTTTACGGGAATGCTTATGGTGAAGGCTGCTGCAGTACCGTTTAACGAATATGATCCATCGCCCCCGGTAATAGTTCTTGCCGTCGCGCCGAACGTAATTGCTGAGCCAGAAACGCTATACGAATCAGTGGCGGGAACGATTTTCTTAGTAAACTTGAGGGTTACATCTGTTCCGCTAATCGAATACGATCCGGCACCAGCGGGAAGCTTAAATGTGTGTTTGAGAGTGGCGTCGGTGCCCGATTGAGAATAAGAGCCGGCCTCGGGCGATAGTGGACCAGCGCCCTTTCCCATTGTGACGGCGCCACCCGTGATCCCGTAGACGGCCGACAGCATCGGGAGAGCAATCGCCATTGCGACAGCCGTACCAGTAACCCCATACGATGTCGTTCCGGCGACAATGGGCTCTCGATACGTTACTTCAAGCGTAACGAAGTCAATATAAACGTCGGTGTCAGTACCGGTTGAAAGACACCCAATCGCAACACCGAAGTCGGCGTCCTTTATCCAAGCGGCGGTGAGCGCGTTGCTCCAAAGATCGGTCGTTCCTCCAAATGTATAGTTGGCTTGAGAGGTGGTTAAGGCTTGAGGAGTCGAGGCTTTATTTGTTCCGACCTTCGCTCGTGAGGCGTCAAGAAGCTGAACGAGGTCGATCGACCCAGTGCCGTTTGCGTACCACGCACGCACCACGCACGTTACACCGAGGATTTGAGAGCCGTTGGGGATTGCGGAGAAGTCGAAGTTGTACGCCTTCAACACATACGACTGGTCGTCGGTGTCGTATGAAGTAGCAGTAATGCTAGCGTAATTGGTATCGTCGGCAACAACATATCCAGCGTTGGACCAGTTGTTGTCGGACCACGGCGATTCAGATGCCGTTGCGGTCGAACCTGGATATTTTACGCCAGTAGTTGACATTAACTATGGCTTTCGATAACGGAGCCAACCGTGGCCGCCGTGAAGGAGATTGGACTCGGCGCCGCTAATTGAATATGAAGAGGTGCCAACGGTGAGGGTCGTCGCCCCCCCGCCCGCCGTGTAGGTCATGTATAACGACACTGACCATGCTAATTCGGAGTCTTTTTCCAGAGTCGTTGGAGACGCATAACTGTTTTCTGCTCCCGTGCCTGCATTATCGACTGCGGTTTGGTTCGCCGATCCCGCCTCGTAATATCCCCATGTACCGTTGCCACCGGAGATGAGGCCAAAATAGTATTGGGTATTCGCGGACACCGACAACGCCGACCCGAAGGTGAACGTCGTCAATGCGGCAGAGGCTGGAGCGGCGTTCGCGTTCGTTGCCCCTACAAAGACGCCACCTGTCGTCCACACGACGCCTTTACAGTTCGTCGGTCCCCCCTGGCAATAGAACCGAATATCCGTGATCGCGGTGCAGTCGGCGGGCGTCGTGAACAGGCATCCGGCGGCATCGTTGGTGTCGAGCACGCCATACGACCCGCCCGGGGTTCCGAGAATCATATTGGCGTTTCCAAAGGTCGCCATCTATTTGCGCTCCCGCTCTATCTAATACAGTGACCCAATGGGGGACGTTTTCACAAGGAATTGGTCGATGAGGTATTCATACGATGACCCATGATAGGTCGTTAGTCCGACACCATTGGTTCCCGAATAACTGCCCGGAATCGGCAACCCGCTCCAGGTGATGCTGTTTGTCGTTGGCTGGACCGGAGATTGACTGATCTTGACCCACCCCGATCCGTTCACCCGATTCACGTACCACCAGATGTAATAGGGCTGACCGATCACGAGCGCAGTTGTGCTGGCGGACGTTTCTGTGCCCCCGCACCGCATCTTGAGATTCCCAGTGTTCCCCAGCTCCAGGACCTCGTGCGCCTCGTAACTCGCCCCACCATTCCAAAAGTGATAGAGCGTGAGAAATTCCCAATAGCCAGTGATGGGGAGGTCCAGCACCTTCATCAGAAACGCGCCGTAAAGTTCCGTATACCCAGCGCCGGTGTCAAAATAACAGACGGCCCACGTGCCTTCCGTGGCATCGTCTTTCATTCGAAGTGAATAGGTTCCCCGCAGCGGAGTGACCGCGTAGGACGGATCTGCCACCCCAACCGCTCCGGCGTAGGTCTGCCATTTCGAGGTTTCCCCGTTATCGAACGGCATCAGATCCTCCGCACAAACTCAACCACGGTGGTTTTCAGCCGGGCCACGATGGACACCAGCCACGACCAATTCCGCGTCGGGCGCACACTGTGGAGAATCCACCACACGCTGAGCTTGGTGGAGAGACGCTGCGGCAGGCCCGTCCACAGGAACAGGTTGACGAGGTTGCTCCACAGGATGCGTAGGGTCGTCAGGAGAAATGACATGTCGCGCCGTCCGTTTCTGCTGGCGGTATGCCATCGCACAACCGGCTGTCAAGAGACTCACGGCAATCGCTATGGGGATGATCCATGGGAGCAACGATCGCACGGTGAGTGTCACGACGCCCACCGGAGGCGTGGCCCCTCCGGACGATTCAAAGTTCTGGAAGACGGCGAAGTCTCCCGCAACCAACGTATATACGCCACGATTATATCCGTCCGAGGCGTTCTTATATCCCAAGGAGCTTGACGTCAGGAGAAACCCGGCCCAGGTTGTAGGTGACGCGCCTCCGGTCCATGTCGGGGTGCCGGTAAGGTCGTTGCTTCCCCAGCCGTTGACGTTGGTACTTGCCGAATCGTGTAGGTTGTAACTGACAACGCATCCACTTCCGCAATGGTCCTGAACTTGGCTTCCGTCAACGATGGCGCTGTTGACCCAGATATTGTTTCGGATGATCCACCCTGTATTCGATCCGCCGCTTTTGCTCCCAAAGCTGCTGAGAATATCGTGGAAGGTATTGTGTTCGATCAGCATCCCCGCCATGTCACCAATTTGCAGCGACTGGTATCCGAGGCTATTTGACGAATTGAAGGCGTTGTTGAGAATCTGATACCCTTGGCCACCGTCATAGATACCCACGTTGACGGTGTTGTTCTTGAAATAATTCCCGGCAATCGTGTTCGGCCCACCGCCTCCATTGTCCTGGAATACGTCTACGTGATTCCCGCAACTCCCCTGGACAAAATCGGTAAAGGAGTTACCAACGCCAATAAGGACTCCCCCGGTGCCCCCGAGGGTGCAGATGCCGTCTGAACAACTCGATCCCCCCGTGAAGACCGAGTTAGAGATGATGATACCGCTCGTGGAGCTTGCCGTGTAAATGCCAATCATGCACGGCCACGTCCCCTGCGGGACGTTATTCATCGTTAATTGGTCAAAGAGCAGGTCCCAGTTATAGGTACTCCCGCAACTTTCCCCTCGGATGGTGATCGCATCGGTGATCGTGACGTTGACGACCTGAATATGCTGGGAGCATTCCATGACATCGAGTCCGTTGAGGTTGACGTCCTCAATCCGTACATACTTGGAGTTCCAAAGCTGGATTCCGTTAATCGTCGCCCCGCGAGTGTTGGTGGATCGCACAGTCACGTAATTGGTTTTTGTGATGTTGGCGATGTCTTGATAGGCATAGGAACCATTGTTGAGGCAGATGACCGCCCCGGCCGACGCGCTGGAGATTGCGGACACGATATTGGCACCGGGATTGAGTGTGGTGGTACAGGCGGCAGTCCATGCGGTCGGGACGGAGACGCAGAGCAGTCCTGCCAATCCCACGAAAACTGAAACGAGATACTTTGTGACCACGTCAGCGTCTCCTATCCCACTCTTCCACCTTGCACCGCACCCACGAGAGGAAGGCGTCTAGTTCACGGTAAGCAGGACGTCTCCCGCAGGAAGAGCTAAAGGGAAGTCTTTCCCCGCCACGTTCGACCACGTTCCAAACTGAATGGAGGTGGGATCGTTCGCGTACATGAGGTTCCACGCCCGGATGCGATAGCAATATTTGTTCCCCTCGACGGGCGTGTTGTCGATATAGGTCTTGACGTCCTTCGCCGTCTCGCCAATCTTCACGAAGTTCGTCGGCAAGGGCGTACACACCCCAGGAGAGCGTTCGATGAAATAGCCCGCCTCGTTGGCGATGGTGTCGGTCCACGTCAGCGTGGCCGTGGCGGCGAAGGCCGGGACGGCGCAGAGAACGAACAGGAGAGCAATCACGATCTTCATGGTTATCTCCTCAAACGAAAGTGACCCATATCAGCAATAACAGTAACTTCACCGCTATCGCCAAACTCTTCGGAGCCGTTCCAAACTTTCAGCTTCGCAAAGTAAGTTCCAGGCGCTGAAAAAACGTCGTGGATGTCAACCTCTGATATTGCGGCAGCGTAGGCGTTCATGTTCGGCCACGACCCTTGCGACGTTCCCCAATACAACCGAAAGTAGGTAAACGGGTCACCGGTGGCAGCGAACATTAACTTCCCGGTATTAAACGATCCAGCAGGCATTATCTCACCGCAATAGGCGCACCAAAGATGCGCCCCGGCTCGGCCCACACTCTACGATGATGGCAGCCGCAAATCCGGCACACATACGTTTTCAAGTCGTACTTGCGGCTCTTGAAGATGAGATTACGAGGGTCTTGGCAGCAATCCTTGACTTGACCGTTTTGAAACTTCATCTGCTGACGGTCGTACAAAAGAAACTGTGCCTGATTCCAACGATCGGCAATTTCAGCATCCGTCTGTCCGACGGTATGCGCCGTACAACTCGGGCAACGAATCTCCCACACCTTACTATCAGTTTGCGTCAGCGCGAGAGATTCGCTGCCACAAGAGCACGGACGAAATCGCTTTGAGGTCTGCATCGCAGACTCCTTACGCCAGGGTGAAGACGCTCGCTCCGAAGTCAACGGTGAAGGTCTCACCGGTGTTGACGGTGACGGCAGAGCCGTAATCCCACCACGCGATCAGCGGATCGGCCGGCGACGTCTGAGTGTCGTTGTAGAGGGCGATGTACTGCAGCGCGCCGAACGATCCGCCCGAGGCGGTCCAAACGACGTCAACAGCGGTCAACGTCGCGGTACCGGTCGTTTCGGTGTAGTCGTTCTGCACGTCGGAGCCGCCAGACGGATAGCCGTTCTGGGCGGTGATTTCGGCGAGGTCGGTCTTCACCGCATCAGCGGACGCCGAAGGCGCCGCGTTCGACGCATACACCTTCAAAGTGTGGCCGGCCGCGTGAAGCTGGTGGCTCCCCTGACCGAGATCGAGAACGAACTCCTGGAACTTGTTGTAAGTGGCCATCTAACTTAATCCTCCTAAGACGCGGTTTTTGAGCCAACCTTCGATCTGGTTGACAACTTCAAATGGCTCGACCCACTGCGAAGCGATGTACGAATGTTCCTTCAACATCTCTGGCGGCGCCCACGACGTTGAAAGCTCAGCTTGATGTCGAGGCCACAACATCACCGTTGGCCGCGACAACAACGTGGACAGCACCCCTAACCCACTACTAAAACCGATGTAACCATCGAGCAACTTGTGCAACTCATAAGCCTGTCCGATTGTCGTCTTTCCGACGAGTTCGATAGCGTCCCACCGCTTCGACAACGCGAAGGTCAAATCGTCCCAAAAACCGCCGAGGAGCACGAACCGGAGGCGCTTGTCGGCGACCTCTTGCAAAAGGTCCATGAAGCGATTCCACTTCGGAGAGCGCCAAGTGTCCCACGCTTCGCTCCCGCGATAGGAAGCGGCGCTGACGCCGATCAATCGAACGCCGACATCGACTCCACCTTTGGGGTTGATGAGCTCGAAGGCCGTCTTCATGTCATCGCCCATCGTCACAACTGGATAATGAAAGTCCGTCTTCAAGTCAGGTAGCCAATCTTCGAGCCGCTTCCCCTGCTCCAGGTGCTCGTTGCACGAAATGAACGTGCGCCCAAAGCCGTTCGTCGCCACCCCTTCGAAGGTCGTGATGTTGTTCACGCGCTGAAAGCTCAAGATGTCCTTGTAGTTAAAATCCTCGTAATCGGAGCGCACGACGCGCGGCAACATTCGACAGAACTCGACGCTTCGGTGAGGCCATCCGTCCGCCACAAAAAGCTCGAAATCGAACTCCGGCGGCGCACAATGCAACTTGGAATAAATCCAGCTGATGTCTCCGATGCCAGACGGCACGCAAAGGCTGATTGTTTTCATGTTGTCTCCTGGGGGTAATTCTACCCCTATGTCGTTAAACGCCAGCCACTCCGCCGATTCGGCAGAACCCCGGTCCAATACGGTCGATCCACTTATAAATGCTTTCGACTTGCTTTGCGCCACTTTGTTCAGCGGTCATTCCCGTCGCTGCGTAAAAATCGTTCACGTACTCTTGTGACTCACCGAAGTGCCACGATTGCGCGCCGAGATGGATGAATCCTCGTCCTGGCACCGCGACGTTGAACCATCGTCCCGACGTCCACACCTGATGGCTGAACACATCATCTTCGGCCCAGTACGCTTCGGTAAAGCCTCCAAGGTCGTCGTATGCGGCGCGATTTATCATCATGCACGCGCCAAACGGATTCTTGTAAAGGGCCGGGCACGTCGAGTACTGGGGGTGTTGCGATAGTCGCAAGCACCGATATGGGTCGTCTAGTACCTGCTCCCAAGAATCGTAGCCCATCGACTTATAGTTCTCAAACGTTGACCAGATAGGAAAGCCCACAGCGGCCAACTTCTCATTGATCGTATTACGAATGATGTGGTACCACCGTAAACCGTCGTAGGGCGTTTCAGGAAACAGCCATGTATCGTCGTTGAGGAAGAGCACGGGGTCGAAGTCGTGACAGACCATCGTATGGATTGCGTTTTTTGCACGCCCTCCCCACGGAGTGCTATGCACAAACTTCGCCCCGTGATGCTCGCATACCTGACGGTCGCCCTCGATATCGCGCTCGTCAATGGAGTCGGACGACACGACGACGGGCAAATTCTCAGGCAACGACGACAACAACACCGACAACCGGCCGTTACTGTATCCACGATGCGTCATGATTGCAGCGCCGAAGTTATACCCGCGCAACGACGGTGCGACTTCGATAGCCGGCTGACGACGTGGGAGGTCGTAGCGTGGCCCCCACGGCCGACTTATCTCCATCTTCGGCGCACGCATCTCAACTTCTTCACTCACGCCCGGGCGCTCCCAAGGGTACATCATCGCCGGAATCCCCACACCGCAACACCGAACCAATATCCAAAGTGATGGGGGGCACAAGTAACGCCGTCAGTGTATTCAGGCATCTCTCGCAGGAGCTGCCAACGATGGTCGTCCTTCGTCGCATCAAACACTCCAGAGCGAACAGATGTACGGTCCCAATCGTCGAACACAACAACGGCCTCTCCCGCCAACCGTGGCGTCACCCAGTCGATGAACTCACCGTTCGTGAGCGCGTCGTGCGCACCGTCGTAAAACACAACTCCGATAGGTCGCTCGAAATTATCAAGTGCGGCAAAGGATCGCTGAAAGAAACGAACATTCTTACTAAAACCGATTGGAACGATTGCGTACTTCTCGCAAGGATCGCAGGCCACGAACGTTTTGTCTTCATTTCGAGACGCAGCCGCTTCAAGAGTGCGCCCAGCCATCGTTCCGACTTCGAGATACACCTCGTCCCGCGGCATCATACGAGCAAGGCTGTTCAACAAGTGCTCGACCCTGCTGGAGCTGAAGCCCAATCGCTTCGACAACGCTGGAAGGTACAGCCTCGTATCCTGACGAAGAAACTCTACCGCTGCGTTCGCACTCGACCATTTCATTCAGCACCTCCTTGACGCCAATCTGGCGTTTCCACGACGGGAAGTCCCGCTCGAAACGAGCGGTGTTGGTGATCCACCACTTATGATCTGCGAAGCGCGCGGGGCCGCCCCAATCAACGAAGCAACAAAGGCCAAGTTGGCCTTCGAGATAGTTGACGGCCTCACGAATACTCAACGAATTGTCGTAACCCCCGCCCATATTGTAAACGCCCGATTTGGGCGACTGTAACCATAGCAAGATTGCAGCGGTAAGATCGACGGCCGCGATATTATCACGAACCTGGAAGCCTCGGTGGCCGTAAACCGTATACGGCTGCTCAGAAACCGCCCGCTTTACAAGATAACCGAGAAAACCGTGCATTTCAAGAGGTGTTCCAGTCGATCCTGTGATGCAACTGCATCGAAATACGCACGTTTGCGCGCTGTAGGTGTGCGCCCACTCCTGAACCATGAAGTCAGCGGCCAATTTCGACGCGCCGAAGGGTGTTCGCGCACACGGTTCGATCGGAAAGCTCTCATCAACGCCTAAGTTGGAGATGCTGAGGCAATCATTGTCAGGAAAAACGAAGCGATCGCCTTCTTGAAAGAATAAAAACTGATTTATGAGATCGCCGTACACCTTATTCGTGCTCAAGAAGACGATTTTTGGCTTCGACGTCGAATAATGATGCGCTGTCAATATGGCCATCGTGGTTTCGACGTTCGCTCGATAGTCGATGTTGGGTGACTTAACGGAAAAGTCATGCGACGGCTGTCCTGCACAATGCACAACCGCATCAACTTCGTCGATCAACTCTTGGGCGCACATCGAAATATCCCGCTCGATTACAGAAATGTCTAAACTTCGAAGACGTTGCACGGTAGGTCGTACATCGCCGCCGAGAATACGCCCTCTAAAATTATTCTCGACGGCGATGACGGTATGCCCAAGCCGTGCCGAAATCTCGGACACGGCCGATCCAACCAAACCACCCGCTCCTGTAACCAGGATTCGCACGGAACGCTCCTACGATTGGGCGCCTACGACTGTTCCACCACTCAACCAGTTGAAGGCGGCCGCTTCAGCCGTCGCTGCGTCAGTGATTCGAAGGTCGCCGGTGGTATCTACCCAAAGATAGTAGTCATACCCGTCGGCGTCTTGGAGGATGATACCTGACGGCTTTGCCGGACCAGGTACACCACCAATGACTCCAAACCCAGTAAATCGGGTGAAGCCTGGAACTGGAGGATTCACGGCGCCAGAAATACTCTGCGTCATGGCCTACCCTCCTGACGAACCGTACACTCCGCGCCACTCGTCGTAGCCGGCAACGATGCGGAAGTACGTCTTGAACTTGGCGTCCCCGGTGTCGAAGTCGTCACTGGACTCGAACGTGGGGGCCTTGCTGATGACGACCATCAACCCCAAATCAGACTTCGGCCCGAACACGAACCACTGGTCGGTGTCGGTGAAGCGATGACTGAGGAAGTACTTCAGGTCTTCATCGGTGATCGGGTTGATCTCGTTGTTCGCCGTGTACGGCTTGTACTCGGAGTCGAGAATCTCCCGGAACGACCAGCGGTAGCGATAGTCGCCGACGATCAACCGAGGGTTGATCGGACGCGGCATCGACACTTCGTTGAGGTTCCCCGACATCGCATCGCAAGCGGCCTGCACTGCGGACAGGGAGAAGTCAACATCGGTCGAAGGCCGGTTGGCGGCCGTACCGCCAGCAAGAAGCGCGTGAGATGTGCTACAGAGCGACTCCGTCGAAACGAAGCCACCGTAAGACGTGTTGAAAGCGTTGTTGAGGATCGACATGGAAACGATTTCCATGCGGTCCCGAGCGCTCTCAGCAAGCTGCTTCGACATACGCTTCATCGGGCCGTAAAGGTCGAAGTCGTACATCTCACGGGTGATGCGGAAGCCGAGGCCGTAGGGCACCTGAGTCATGCGCTTCAACGAAGAGATCGTTGCATGCACATAACTGATGGCGGTACCTTCCGGCTTCTCGACGGCGCTCGGGAGCTCTCCAACCTTCATCGTCTCCTCGTACTGACGGTCGGACGAAATGACGTTGAAGAGAACGTCGCGCTCGTTCTGCGACTTCTTGAACACGTCGAACCAGACCTTCCGAAGGCCGGGAGCGACGAGGCTAGCGAAGTTCTCAGTTCTCGCGGGAGGCAAAGTAAATCACCACCTTTCGTTTAAGAAGTGATGCCGGTCTGGCTGTTGTTCTGCTTGAACTTCACCAGTACGCGGCCACCAGTGTCCCCGACCACATCTTGCCCGCTGAGGCCGACGCAGTACACACGGCCGTTGGCGCCATCGAGCGGAGTGCTGAGCACCTGCAACAGAGAGTTAGTCGTGTCGCGCAGAAGGGCCATCGCACGACCAACCATCGTCACGGCCGAAGCCGCACGGGTGCCGGCTGCCGAACACACCTGCGCACGGAAGATGTTACGTTCGTCGGCCAGAAGCACCGGAACGTTGTACGCACCAGCCGTGGTGTTGTGCGCCGGGCCGTTGGCGATACCGACGATCAACGCGGGGTTGTCGCCGCACTCAACGAGATACCCGTTCAACAGATAAACGGGCTCACCGGCAACGAACGCTTGCGAAGCTCCTTCCGGGAAGTACAGTTCGGTCGGAGGACCGCCATCGGTCGTCTTCGCAATTTCGAAAGCACTAAGAGGAATGGTTGCCACCGAGACTCACCTCCTTATTTTACGAGTTGGCCTTTACTATCGAATTTGGCGCCTGCCCACACCTTACGATGGGGTTTGACAGCGGGGCGTCGTTCATTGCCGTCGCCGTCAGTTTCGAATGTGGTGACGCCAGGTCCGGTGAAGCCTGCATCGCGAGCTTCACGGTTGGCTGCCTCACCTGCCTCGTGGAATGTTTTCGCGGGCGAACCTTCGATCTGCTCGCGAAGCGCCGTTCGGCGGGCCCTACGCTGATCACCGACTGAAATCGGCCGTCTGGCCAGTACGGTGTCTCCGACGATACGAGTGCCGTCGGGTTGTCGAACGCCAGCAATTTCTGGGCTATCGCCCTTGATGATCTCGTAGCCTTCGATCATCTGCTTGCGGTTGATGTTCATGTCGTTGCGATTGAGGAAACGGTATTCGAAGCCATCGACTTTGTCACGAACGTTGAAGATGTCCGGCTCCGCCGGAGCGACACCAGATGCCTCACCTTCAAATTCGACGGGCGTGCCGGCGTCTTCTGGACGCAGCGCGTCAGGAACGTGTCCAACCATCATATCGGGCTTGTCAGCCATCGCGGTGCTCCTTACGTTTGCGTGATTGTCCGTGATTGTTTCCTAGTGCTCCGCGCGCTGCGCGCGCTCCGCTCGGAAAAGACGCCAGGAAGGAAAAACAAAGAAGGGAAGTGCGTGCAAATGTTCCCTTACCCTGGCGTTCCAGTCTTCCACTCGTGGTACTCTTCGGCGCTCATTCCCATACCACGCGCCACCCGCATCTCGTCGGCGTCCAACACAATCTTAGGTGCACCCGGCGTACCTGGCGCTCCACCCGCTCCCTCAATCGGCGGCGCACCCTGCGCCCGCGCCTCCTCCGTTAGCTCGTCGAAATGCGCCCCCACCACAAAGTTATAGGCGCTCTCC